TCGATGTTGTCGAGAACCGAGGGGTCAACCCCAGCGAGGTTGCCAGCAAACGCGACGCCGCGCTCGATTGCGCTGGCGGCAACAGCATCCTGCGCCTGAGCCAGAAGCGAGATGTATTTAATCTCGACCTCAGCTTCTTGAAGCGCCTCTGGCACCGGGCCGAGTTCACCGTCCTCGATCAGCATCAAGAACAAGTCCTCGATCACGGGATCAAGAAATTCGCTGTTGAGACGCTGGAGCACCGGACCCAAAAGAACGAGCTTCTCTTCGTGCCGCTCCACCACCTCGGTCGCAGTAATCATCCTGCGGTCGGAGCTTATCATCATGGCAAACAGGTCAGCGTAGAAACCACGCTGGATGCGCTGCTGCACTTCTTGAATGTCGGCCATCATTTCTTGGATCGACACACGCACCTGATAGACCGGGGCAAACCCGGCGTCGTTATTGGCGCTGTCGATGTAGGTGACGCCGCCCGGAAGCACGGTTGTGGGCTTGCCTTTCAGAGCGTTGGACGCGCGCATCGGCGGATTGACCATCTTGTCGATGGCTTGCGCTTTGCGCTTCTGCTCGTGCTGGAGCTGCTTCACGTCACCGAGGTGCTCCATGCCCGGGCTGTAACCGTAAACGTCTCCGTTGAGGACATCCCAGCGCGGCGCGTAAACAGGCATCCGCATGTAGCCTTCTTCGCTGAGCAGCGTGTCATCTTCACCACCCATCTCCATGTAAATATCGGCGATGGGCCGGTTGGGGCCATCCATACGCGAAAGGTCGATATCCTCTTGTCGGCGAGGCTGGATCATGTGGATTACAGGGACGTGCTCGTCATAGTTCCCGGCGTCCCACATGGATTTCAAGGCCTTGCTGCCCTTCGACCAGTCGAACTCCTTGCGCGCCTTGTCCCATATGAACTGCTCGACGACCTGTGCCACCGTCATCGAGAACTTACGGCCAACCGTGTCGACCTGATTGAACTCGTTCTCGGCGAGGACGTATTCCCCTGCGGTGAAAGGCCGATAGTGGACTTTGCGCTGGGGGTGTCGGCGACGCAGCACAGCACCCGAACCAAAGGCGCCCAGCTCTGTGTAGAGTGACGACGCCATGTTGTAGAAGTTCGAGCTGTTGAGGATCGCGCGAATACGCTCTTCGGCCAAAGCCAGAAACTCCCTGACGCCGGGGGCCTCCATAAGAGCCTCGTCCTCAGTGCGCAGCTTGAACCACGGGCGCGCAGGGCTGGTGAGCCCCGACATCATGCCTGCGGCAAGCGTGCGCAGAGCGTGCCCACCTGTGTTGTCGATGATCTTTGTGTTGCGCCTGCGCCCCTTCGAGTTCTGGCTTTCGAGCAGATAGCGCCCCCGACGCGGCAAGAGGTAGTCAGTGATCTCGATCCACTGCGTGCGCCAGCTGGACCTTTCGTCATCCAGCTTTTGGTGGCGCTTGAAAGCGCGCCCCTTTTTGCCAGTCAGGGGACTGGACAAGAGGTTTTCTGGAGTAAGGGGTGCAACCATCAGGTGCGACGCCTCCGCTGGCCTTGGACCGTAGCGTAGAACTCTACGACAGATGACAGATCGTCGTCAATCTCGACCACAAGCCTGTCATCCTCGTAAAGCACCAAGCCTTCATCGGTGATCGTGTTGAACTGCATGTGCGCTGAGATGAAGCTGTTACCGGAGCCGTAACTGTCATACCTGACCTCGTGCATCAACCGTGCAAACCCGGCATTGGACTTGATAGGCACACCGTCGGTAAGCTCCAAGACGCGCGCACTGCCGCCTCCGCTATCCACAAACAGCTGCAAACCGTTGGTCAAAGCCGACGACAGGCCTGCAAAACGCTCAGCGCGGAAGGCTGCGTCATCTTCGAGAGTGAACAGCAAGTGGGCCAGCTTTACTTGATAACCAACCTCTGGGCTGTAGACGAACAGCTGGGGTGTAACGCTGCCGTCGACAGCCATGTTCGCAGTAGCCCCATCGCTTTCGAGCGTGAGGAGTGAGCACACGACGTCAGACGGGGTTACCATGTCACTGGCCTGTGAGCGTGCGCAACGCGCGCTGAGTGCTACTCACATCGAGGCCCTGTGCGCCGCCTTCGTTGGTGATGTTCGCTGCGCGCGCTTGACTGCGGCGACCTCGCCGACCTGCGATCTGCCGCTGGGCATCAACCATGCGAGGGGGCGGCGGGAGGGGCTCGGGCGGCGGGGGCGGCGCTGGGGTGCTAGGCCCACCAAATCCGGGTAGTGTCAGGTTCAAGCTCATAGTCAGGGTTCCTCAGCAAGTGTTGATAAAGCTGTCGCGGTGTCAGCGCCCATGACCGTATGCCAAGAACCTGCTTGGTTACCCCAACGCAGTTGTTGAGCATAACCGGGCTCAATGATCGGCTCCATGGTGAAGCCACCCCCGAAAAAACTGCCACTGCATCCTGCGCGTAATGAGCCACAAGATCGCGCTCATGTCCAGAGTGGGGATACACGAGCACGCCGTCCAGCGTCAAGTTCACTGTCACCCAACCTGCTGTGATCCAGCTGGCTTCGATGACGCAGAACACATGCCGGTGGTCCTTGCACAGCACTCCAGACGCCCAGTGCGTGTTGTCGTCTGTGAAAACAACGAGCGCCCGGACGCCTTCGCCATCACGCCGTGGCGTCGATATAGGCCATGACATCGCGAGGCGTCCGAATGGTTGCAGAGTCGCCTTTGCGAGTGCCGCTCACCTCTTTTTTGGCCAGCGTGATGAGCTGCCGCCCCCGGAGAATTTCAGACCGGCGGCGGCGCTGCCGGGTCTCACGATCACCCGAAGGCAGCTGAGCGTTCTTTTCGCGCTTTGCGGCCAAGCGGGCTCGGGCGCGGCGCTCGCCTTCACCGAGGGTGATTGCACCTTTGCGCTTGGTGGTGAGTTGCGTGAACAGGTGGTCGAGGTTGGTCACACTAGCCCTCTTGAACATGCCGTGCAGGGCGGCAACCGCCTCAGATTTGACGAAAGTTTTCATGCTTCCTCCATAGGATCGTAATCGGACTGGTTCTGCGCGGTGCCGTCGTAACTGCCCCGATCAGCCACCACGGGCAACGCATAGGTCAACGCCAAAGCGTCTGCAAGGTCAGGCGATGCCAGACCACGGGCCTTCGCGTCCTCCTTGCTTTCAAGCTGAATTTGGTTGCGGGTGTTGAACCCGTATTCGAGGCTGGTCAGGTCTGTCCGCAGATCGTCGTTATCTGGGATGCGGATACCATCTTCAAGCGCGTCGCGCAGATTGCACCACATCTGGGCGCGCATGTTGGCATATCGGGGATCGGTAGCCTTGGACCCGAAGTTGATCTCGATCACGTTGAGCCCCAGCTGCCTGCATCGGTCGATGACGCCGCCGCCCACGCCGCCGCCGTCGATGAACACGGCGTCCGGGTTGTGCTTTTGAGCGACCTCGACGACCTTAGCAGCCAAGGTCATGGTGTCCACCTTGTGGAACACATACTGCCCGGGGTTGCCCGGGTCCCCGCCGACGGTCGCGTCACGCCCTTGGCGCAGCTGGATCACCGACCGGTCGTCGCCGAAACGCGCGACGTCGACGCCCATCACCATCGGATCGTGCGGCGAGACGCGGACGTCCATACCCATGCAGTTCAGGACAGCTGACGTCGGGATGAGCTGGAGGGAACCCTGATCGGGGAACAGCCCGCGCACCCGGACCTTGAAAAAGTCGCTATCCTCGCCGTAGTCGTCGGCCCACTGCTGGAAGAGCTTCTTGTTGGTGCCTTCGACATCACGGCTGTCGATGGTGCGCTTCTTGTAGCGATGCTTCAACCGCCCTTCCATCTGGGAGTGGAACCGACCGCTGTTCCGCGTCGGGTTCCCGAAATCGAAGGTCATGGGCTCGCCGTCTGTCAAGCCGCCCTCGCGCACCTCGTAAATCCGATCCGGCACGCCCGACGCCTCGTCGAAGATGTAGAACGATGTGGAGTTGGCGACGTGCTGACCCGCAAAGGCTTCCGAGTTTTCCTCCTTGCAGGTCTGGCCGTCCACGCGCCACGTCTCGCGAAAATCCTTGTGGTAGTAAGCCAGAGAGCCCTGACCGGTCGTGATGCTCCACCAGTGCCGGGTGATGGCCATGTTGTGCCATTTGGCCAACTCCGCCCACGTCTTTGTCCTGAGCTGAGGTGCTGTGTTCGCCGTCACCACGCCTTTCGCGAAGGGTCGGGTATCCATGATCCAGCGCACCAAAAAGGCCACGAGCGCGGACTTCCCGATCCCGTGGCC